CCACGAAGAGGAAGAATGAAGTCATATAAGCAATTCATCTCAGAATCAGTAAATATTTCCGGAGACTTTAACGGAAATCTTTATATTGGTTCAAACCAACCAGAACAACAGCAAGTTGGTGAAGAATATTCTGCAGATGTTTTGTGGAAAGGAAGTCTTTATAGAATGGAATTAGTTTCTCAAAGCGGCATTCCATCCAAGCAAGAACTTGGTGAGCAACTTCAATCTGAGTATCCAGGAGCAGTTGTTCATCAAATTTATCCTGTGGTCGAAAAGAATTTAAATATCAAAAACGCAAAAAGATATCAACCAGAAAGATTAACTTGGACTAAAGAATAAAATTATGGCTCAGTGGAATAAAAATAATCAAGACTATTTGAATCAAGAAAGAACACTTTTTGAAGTGTTTATGAGAGCAGATAGATTTGGAAATATCTGCGATTGCAGTTCTTCCTCTTCTGGGGGAGTTTCTGGTTCTGGTAGTTTTGCCACAGATTTATTTGGACGAGTAAAAGTTTCAAACCCGGTAACACTATTCGACTCATCTCACATCTATTATCAAGATGGTGATTTTGATGATGTTGTAGTTGGTTCTGGTTCTACTGTTGGATTCATAACAGCACAAAGTTCCGCAACTCTTGGGATTGGAACTACTGCAGGATGCAAATTAGTCCGTCAGAGCAAAAGAGCATTTTCATACCAACCAGGAAAATCCCTACAGGTATTGCAAACATTTGTATTAAATCCACCGAAAGAGAATTTAGTCCAAAGAGTTGGATATGGTTCATCTACAAACGGCATATTTTTAGAGCAAGTTGGTTCTCAAATTAATATCATCAAAAGAACGTCAGTATCTGGAACTCTAACAACAATCACTGTTCCTCAATCCGAATGGAACGTTGATAGGTTAGATGGAACAGGAATTAGTACGGACAATCCAAGCGGTGTTGCTTTAGATTTAACAAAGGCACAAATTCTCTTCTCGGAATATGAATGGTTGGGTGTTGGTTCAGTAAAAGTTGGTTTTGCAATTGATGGTAATTTTATCACCGCACATCAGTTTAATCACGCAAATCTCACTGATAGTGTTTATATGACAAGCGCAACTCTCCCACTTCGTTATGAAATCGAGAATGCTGGAATTACAACTTCATCTTCAATGATGAAACAGATTTGTGCCAGTGTTATGTCTAATGGTGGTTATGAAAGAAAGAGGGCAGAAAATATTGCAAGAAGAACTACAGATACTGAAGTTGGAACATCTTTTGAACCATTGGTATCCATAAGATTAAAATCAGGAAGAGGGTTTGCAGTAGTAATTCCTCAACAAATTCTTGCATTTCCATTGAATAATAATGCATCATACGAGGTAGCATTAATTAAAAATGGAACTTTAACTGGTGCTGCATTTACAGACGTTCCAAATTCAGAATCAGAAAACGTTGAATACGATATTACCGCATCTACTATGACTGGTGGTGAGATTGTAAGTCTAAGATATGTTTACGGTTCAAATCAAGCAGGTGGAATCGTAACTGCAGAGCAAGGATATAACTGGGACCTTCAATTAGGAGTAACTCAAGCAGGAGTAAGTGATATTTACACAGTTGCTGCAAGAACTCTTACTGGTGCAGCAGACATTACTGGTGCTATTGGTTTTTACGACCTAACTTGATTAAATAATAAATAACTAATAAAGTCTTTATTATACCAATGCAAAGAACTAAAATATTTGAAACAGAAGAAACAACAGGTGCAAGTGCAGGTGCTGCTACTAGTGTAAGTAGTGCTACTTGTGTAAGAATTCATAATAATACTGCAGGTATTGTTACTGTTGGTGTTTCTACTGTTGTGGGTGCAGCAACCACAGTTTATTTCTCTATGCCAGGAAACACTGTTGAGTTTTTAGAAAAACTACCAACAGATGTTATTTGGACTTCATCAGCAATCAAAGCTAACAAAGTAGGATTTACCAACTAAGAAAAATGAAACTCATCACCGAAGAAATTGAATCAGTAAAAGTAATTACTGAAGGAAAAGGCAGTAATCAAAAACTTTATATTACTGGTCCTTTTCTACAGGCAGAATGTGTCAATCGCAATGGGCGCATGTACCCAATGTCCATTATGGAACGTGAAGTAAAGAGATATAATGAGCAATATGTTCTCAAGGGTCGTGCTCTTGGAGAGCTTGGACACCCTGAGGGACCCACTGTAAATCTTGATAGAGTTTCTCATAAGATTGTTGACCTTTGCCGTGAAGGAAATAACTTTGTAGGTAAGGCACAAATTCTATCTACCCCTATGGGTAAGATTGCAGAATCTTTACTAAAAGAGGGTGTATGCTTAGGCGTCTCTTCTCGTGGTATTGGTTCTCTTCGCCCAACGCAGAAGGGATATAGCGAAGTTGGTGAAGATTTTATGCTTGCAACTGCTGCTGATATTGTTGCTGACCCATCAGCCCCAGATGCTTTTGTTCAAGGAATTATGGAAGGTGTTGAGTGGGTATGGAACAACGGAATCCTAGAACAAAAGGTTTCTAGAATTGAGAAAAAAATCAATACATTTGTGGACCAAGGTATTCTAGAAGAGTATAAGTTGTCTTTATTCAATGAGTTTTTAAACTCATTGTAATTTATTAAATTATAAATAAATATAGTTTATAACTAAAGGTTAAACGGAGAGTTCAAATGTCTCGTGGAGATTTACAAGAAATGGAAGTAGGCACTAAGCAATCCCGAACCGCTGTTAATGCTGGTGCTAAAGCAGCGGATCCAATGCAGCATCTTTCAGGCTCAACACCAGGTCAAACCGGTAGTTGGGAAGATCTTGGTGGTCCAACACCAGAAAACTACAAAGTAGATGATGATTCAGCAAAACTAAAGACACCTGGCACAACTCTTAAGCAAGTAAGAGATGTTGTTAATAAAGGTGCTGCAGCTGCTGAAGCAATGAAGGCAGTTAAAGAAGAAGAAGATCTTGAAGATGAAGAGTATATCGAAGAATCTGAAGTAGAGGATACTGATACTGTATCGGAAGCTTCTGAGAAGAAGGGCGAAAAGGAAGAAGAGGAAGAGGACGAAGAAGAGGGTGAAGAGGAAGAAGAGGATGAGGAGAAGAAAATGAAGGAAGAGTTTAACATCGACGAAGATGTTAATGCTCTCTTATCGGGTGAAGAGCTCTCCGAAGAGTTCCAAGAAAAAGCACGCACCATCTTTGAAGCTGCTATCAATTCAAGAGTTTCTCAAATTCAAGAGACTCTTGAAGAGAAGTATGCTACTGCTCTTCTCGAAGAAGTAGAAGAAATTAAGACTGCTCTTTCAGAAAGAGTAGATTCTTATCTAGAGTATGTTGCTGATGAGTGGTTCGCTGAGAACGCACTTGCTATTGAAAAAGGTCTTAAGACCGAAATGACCGAATCATTCCTCCAAGGAATGAGAGGACTTTTTGAAGATCATTATGTATCAATCCCTGAAGATAAATATGATGTGCTTGAGAGCATGGTAGAAAAACTTGATGAAATGGAGACAAAACTCAACGAGCAAATTGAGAAGAACGTTTCACTCAACAAGCGTCTCGCAGAGTCGGTTGCTGATGGAATCTTTGAACAGGTCTCTGAAGGTCTAGCAGACACTCAGAAAGACAAGCTCGCTTCACTTGCCGAAAGTGTTGAGTTTGAAAGTGAAGAAGAATATCGTGAAAAACTGGAGACCTTGAAGGAATCATATTTCCCATCAAGAGCAGTTTCTCCTTCTGCAAGAACTGAAAGTCTATCCGAAGGTGTAGACAATGCACCAGAATCAATTTCTGGACCAATGTCTGCCTACCTGAAGACTTTATCAGCATTCGGCAAATAATTGAATTTAATATAATTCAAACCCAAAAAACGCACTTTAGTAAAAAGGTAAAAGCAAATGTTCCAATCCGAGCATCTGCAGGAAAAGTGGGCACCTCTCCTCGACCACGAGGGTGGAATCAAAGATTCTCATCGTAGAGCTGTAACCGCTGTCCTGCTCGAAAACCAAGAAAGATTTTTAAGAGAGCAATCAGCTTTCAACAATGGTTC